GAAGCTTAAAGATCTCATCGAAGAACGCATTACGCAACGCGGTTATCTTACTGGTATTGACGGAAGAAGGTTACAAATTCGCTATAAACATTCGGCACTCAACCAACTCCTCCAATCCACTGGAGCAATTGCAGTAAAGAAAGCTACTACAATTCTTCATGATGACTTAACAAATAAAGGTTTAGTCTTTGCAAAAGACTGGGGTTTTGTTGCTCACGTACATGATGAATATCAATCTCTAGTTAAACCAGAATATGTAGATCTCTATAAAGAATTAGCTATTGATTCTTTTAGAAAATCAGGTGAGTACTTCCAACTTAAGTGTCCACTAACAGGTGAGGCACGAGTAGGAAAGAACTGGAAAGAAACTCACTGAAATAAAATAGAGAGATACATTATCATATTGCCGTGCATCTTCCTGACAGCATTGATACGGATCATGTTGTCATCTTGCAGAAGATCGACAAGATAATCCTTGCTGCAGAGGAAAAAGAATATGACATTGGCTTTAGGCGTCGCCTTTATGCTCTAAGAAATCTTGTTGTTCACCACTCAGGTAAAGCACAAGACTTTAAAGATGAGATTGAAAATCTTATCCATAAAAATAAGAACAAGATTTTGATTGTTGGTGCTTTACTTACAAGCTTAATCTTTATCCCTTATTTTGTACTAACTAGGACAACATGGTTGATGCCAAGACCAATTACTTGTAGGGAGTTTCCTACTAAAAGTAATCTGTATCCAGGCTCAATTCAGATCTGTATTAACGGTGTTACTAAAGCTTATTCTGTACAGAATGGTGACGTTGAATTAGATTTAACTTTTCTCCAGGCTCCTCGCCAGCGGGTGCAGATGGATGCTGTCTTCTGGATTGCAGATCGGCTTGGTGATAAAACAGTTGATTATAAAGGTGAATACAATGTTGAGCGTATTAGGATCTACCACAATACATTACTTGTGGAAGATAAGGAAGAGAAAGTTAGTGCCTGGTTGAATCCAATTGTACCTGTTGATGTACAACTTCCTCTCTGGTATTATGTTCGCTCTCTAAGGAATACTTATAACTTTGATCGTATGCCAGTGGAAGAGAAATTAACCAATCACCTCAAGCGTGTAGGTCCTCTACTTGCTGGTGTTGGCAGTATTGCTCTTACGGTTTATCGATTTATACGAGCGGGTCGTACTATGGCTTAATGAATTCTTTGCTTGTGCATCAATGCCAAATGATGCAAGCGTTGAAGTAAACACAGCTGCTACAAATGTAGGATCCATCTTTTCTAACTTGCCTGCATAACCTAAGGTTAATAATGCAGAAGACCAGAACAAGATAAAGATTCTAACAATTGTGTGAGCAGATAAGTTTTTACTTTTTCTTTCCGCCATTCTTAGCTTTACGTGCGGTTGCATTACCGCTGTTTTGCTTGGCATTCTGCCTGGCAGTTGCCTGCTTACCTTTTTTATTTTTGGGTTTGGACATATTTAATCATTTCTTCTCTTGCTATTCTATGGGATCTGAGTACAGTGTTCACGAACTCCACCAACCAATGGAACCCCAGCGCATCCGCGACATCAAAGCCTCCCTTTACGACATGTCAATGGAGGAACTTCAGGACATGAGTGATGATCTCTCAAATCTCATCTCAGTCTTAATTACACGCCAGGTTGCAGTGGAAGATGCAATCTTGGATCGTCTAGAAGCTGCTTTTACCAGAAGCTGATGGATGCTACAGAACACCGGTGGCACCAGCGTTTCATGCGATTAGCGCGTGAAGTTTCCACCTGGAGTAAAGATCCTAGTACACAAGTTGGTTGTGTATTAGTTAGAGAAAAGAAAGTATTAAGTACTGGATATAACGGTTTTCCTAAAAACATTAGTGACAACTTAAACCGTCTTATTGATCGGGAACAGAAGTATGAAATCACTGTTCATGCTGAAGTTAATGCCGTCACTTCTGCTGCCCTTCACGGTGTCAGTACTGAAGGATCTATTGCTTATGTCACTTTCAACCCATGCTCTCGCTGTGCTGCTGTACTTATCAATGCTGGTGTGGTATCCGTCTATAGCGATGGAGCCGCACCAATCCCTAATCGTTGGTTAGAAAACTTCATACTTGCCAGCAAATTACTTGCTGAAGCTGGCGTACACTACGACACAATCGATCCTCAATCTGAGATTCCCTGATGAACACCCTACTCGCAACAGCTTCTTACGTTGGTGAGAAATTCATGGATAACGGCCTCAGGTTCATGCAAATGAATTTACCTAAGGTAGGTAACTCAGGTGCAATTGCTCCGGTATTTGTTGTACCTAATAAAGCAGCTGGTGAAACATTTGATGTGTTCCAACCAGGAGCAAACCTTTTAGTCAGTGGTCGTTTATATCCAAATCGCCAGGACTACAAGATGTATTTAGTTCCTAATCAGGTCATTCAAGTTGCACCTCCTACTTTGGTTGTTAATCAAGTTAACCTTGCTGGTGGTGTTGGTTTTATTCCTGATCAAACTAAAGAAGATCTTTTTACATTTTCATTAATGTGCTCAGCTCCTGCACAGCAGATCCTTGGCCACACCTGGGATGACAGCCTGTCCTTCCGCATGGAAGCGTGGGGTGATGATGCCAAACGTATGAGCGCTAACCTGCATGTCGGTAGACAGATTGCTGTAACAGGCGTTCTTCGTTACAACACCTGGACAACACAAGATGGCCAACATCGTGGCATCTATCAGGTGCGTGTCAAGAGTGGTACTTATGCTTTCTTTGGAAAGAATAAAAAGAAAGAGGAGGAGAAAGAACTGAGGGCTATTAACACGGGTAATCGGTTTGAGTCGCCAGCAGCTGTTGTGGCTGAGCCCTATCAGTCTGCAGTTCAGTTGCCACCACTGCAACAGGACACGCCTATTACCACAGCTGGTAGCACTGACGACATTCCTTTCTGATTACTTTTCTTAATACTCGATGACATTCTGATCTAGCCTTTTCAGACTAGGGTGGGTTGGGAACCTGGTTGTAGTCACTCCGCCTACAACCCTTTCATCTTCAGGCCAGTGCCAGCATTTGCTGTTCAGGTGCAACTCCTGTTCTGAAGACCGTCCCATAACCTGACTGTAATGTCTGTACTTGATCGTTACCTAAATACTGAAAAGTACCAAGGTGAAATGCGCGATCTGGTTAATGCCCAGATCCTTAATGACAAATCACAATGTGGTTTGTTCCTCAAAGATACTGCACTCTCTCGCATTGGTTGGACTGGTAAAGTTAGCCAGTTTCCTAAAGCAGAAGAGTACACCCACACCTATAACAATGGTGACAAAAACGATGGAATCTTTTTCAAGACTCCTCGTATGGTCATCCTCCACTGTGGCTTCCGTAAGGACGTAACCTTCATCGAGAACTCTGATAAGGGTCAGATTGAAGGCATGTATCCCCGTGATGCATCCGTCTATGACGAGTGGGAAGTAGCTAACCCTGGTAAGCCCCACCCTTATCGTCGTCGTCGCCTCATCCTCATGTTCCTGGTGGATGAGAATGGTGTTGCTGTGCACAAGAAGCCACTGATCCTCTCGATCCATGGCGGTGCATCCAACCTGTTCTGTGATGCTTACTCCACGTTCATTGAGCAGTTGGAGTCTGCTTTTGCAAATCGCATGGGTCTGAAGTCTGCTGCTGGTTTTGATGCCAAGCAGAGTGCTGCTGCAATCTTCACTCCGACATTTGGTTCACAGCTGTATGGCGGTGAGCGGGCGAAGAGCTGGATTGCTTACCCTGAGAAGTGGGTTACCCCCACTGCTGAGAAGGTCGAGGACTTCTTCCCTAAAGATGCATCTGACATTGACTTCATTGAAGATGTTTGGGAGACCTGCCCTCCTACCGTTTATGCAGACAGCTTCTTCAAGCAATGCGAGAAGGAGATTGGCTACCATGCTATCAAGCCTGGCCTTGATTTCACGCTGCCTCCAGTGGAATCCAGTGGTGCTAGCTCCCGTGTCCTGACCGGTGCACGTGATCCAGAGACAGGTGAGATCGAGCTTTGAGCTAGACTCCTAACGTGGATTGTTCAGCCGCTCCTTCGGGGGCGGTTTTTTATTCTTGATAATATTTCCTAACTACATCTGCTTCTAAATTTGCTAAACGATTAATCAAACTTCTAATAACTGCCTGGCGTTGTACTGCTAATTGCAAGAGCTTCAATGCACCTGCTCGTAGTACATCAGGATCCTTTGCTGCTTCTAGTTCCTTCGTTAACTTTGTTAAGAGAAACTCATCTTCTAAAGAAAGATCAAAGTCATCAGGGTCAAACTTAAATTCAATTAATTCAAAGCCAGACATTATTGACATGGCATAATGTTCAGTTTAAACATTAAACATTTAACGTCAAGTAATTATTGTTACTGCGCTTGACACCACAGGCTGAGATCCTAGACTGCTACTGGCTTCTCGGCTCTCAACTACAATGGCAAAGAAATCCTTAAGCGGCAACATTCACAAAGAAGCCGTTCCCAAGCGCACTTCTATTGGCCATGGCCGTCGCAAGCGCGGATCTTTTAAAAGGTCCAAGCAGTATCGCGGCCAAGGCAAAGGCTAATTGCCAGACCTGAGTAAGTCTTAAAACTGCTCTCGCACACACCACCACAACGTAATGACCGTAACGGAAGCCCTTCTCTCAGAAGCTCAGCGTCTCGTTTATGGACGCAAAAGAATTATTGATTCCCTGTATCAAGAAGATCCAGATAAGTTCAAACTTTTACAAGCAACTGATATTCAATCGATCTCTCTCCAGGAAGATCTTGTTTGCTTAGATCTTGCAGATACCCAACTCTATATAGAGCGCTCAAAAATCCTAAAAAATTTCTGGGAGCACCGTACTCGTACACCTTCTTACTTTGATTACAAGATTTGGAGCCAGGCACTAACCTCTCGGCCCTGGCAAGGCACTCCCATTGCTGCTCTTGATTACGGTCCTTCTACAACTTCAGATGCACTGCAGCCTCTGCTAGGTCGTCCTCCCCGTATCCAAACAGACAAAGATGGCGTGCAGAAGCTTTACTTTGTCATGGAGAAAGAAGAGATGTGTAGCTGTGGTTCATGGGACCAGCTACACACGCAGCGCCAAGAGTTGGAAGAAGAGTTCAAGCGCTATACAACCATTCAGTTCAAGCCCATCTGTAAGCATTTGCAGTGGTGTTCAGCCAACATGATGCTTCATGCTCTGCGGTTTGAAGCCAGGGAGAAAGAGCGTGAGTACAACCCACGGATCTGTGTCTACTACTTTGATCATCGCCGTGGTCTCCTCCTCTATCGCATCACTTACGATGGCCTGAAGGATAAAGGTCAGTGGCTGCCGGTTGCTGGTTGGAAGGAGAAAGCTGTCTATGACAGCAATCACATGCCAACTGGTGCTTGTTGGGAGATGTTTACCAATGCACTCACACAAGATCCTCCCTTCAAATTGTCTCCGTACTCACAGACCCTTGGCGCTATCATGAGTTCCACCCGCGCTAGGTAATTGGATTACTTCACCACAGCAGCAATCTGGCTTGTCATGGGTTTCTGCTTTGGTGTTTTGCTTTACGAATTCTTTGCAGGTCCACCACCCCGTTTCTAATCATGGCTGACAAATTGAGCCTCATTCAAATTGCTGAATCCATCCAGCACATCGGCTTTCTTAAGGACATGCCTGACATCCCAGAGGATGAAAGGGCAATGCTGGAGCAGCATCTCGCTGATCTTGCTTCTCGCCAGGAGTCCAAGTTTGATGCCATCATTGGCATGATCAAAAAGTGTGATGCTTATATCGAAGCATTACAAACTGAGCTGAATGAAGTAAAAGAAAACCTTGATGCTTGGAAGAAAAATAGAGAGAAGATGGTTTCTATTATCAAGTTTGCTTACCAGCAAAATCTCATTGATAACAAACCAACTGGCCTTAAGTATCAAGCTACAATCCGTAAAGTTAAGCCACGTCTAGTGGATAACTTTGATCATTGGGAAGAAGAAGATCGCCAGGAGTTTGGTCTTCGTAAGACCACAACAATTACACGGATCAAAGACAACACTGTCCTTGATGTAAAGCAAGAAGATCTTCCTGATAAAGATAGGATCCGCCAGGAGTTAGAAAAAGATTCAGGTGCTGCACCTGGTCCGTCACAACTTGTTCCTGGTTTCTCCTTTGCTTATGAACGTCGTAAGCGCTTAGCAACTTGATTCAGTAAGCCGTAATGATTGGTTGGGTGTTCTTACTTGTTATTAGCTAAAAACCCTTGCAACAATATAATGTTGTATGGTTTGATGCTTAACAATGCTAGTTATTAACCCTATACTTAGAGCACCCAAACAATCTGAAATGGCTCTCTCTGCTCAAGTTAAAGAAGGTATCCAACAATCAGCAGCAACATTGCGAGAAACTCTTGCTTTTGCTGCACGTACTGAACATCCTGTTGTTATTTCTAGCATTACAGATGTTTTAGTTCGTTTAGAATCCCTAGAATCCGTGGAAGAAATCATGGATAAATATGGTAAACCAAGGGAACTTCCAAAGAACATATAGGACCAGGCAAAAGCTTTGGCACCTATGGGCTAAAGCTCTAGGAGAAAAAACAGGACGTACAAAATCAGAAGCGGATCAAGTTGCCCTGATCCGCTCTGTTATTTTCTTCAGTTATTTTTTAACTAATTGTTTCATTGTGGCAGGTGTTATCCGCCACTGGAACAATTAACGACCGCGGCTGCCGCCCTTACGACCGCCCATTCCCTTGCGACCATTGCCAGAACTCTTGCGAGTCTGACCGGTTGCTTCCCTCAGACCAGAAATACGCTTGGCTGAGATGCCGCCAGGAGTCCTGCGGCTTTTCTTTTTCTCGCCTGATTCACTCTTAGAACCGTACTTTGCCTTAGCAGCTTCAATGTACTGTTCGTACTTAGCTTGTGCTTTCTCTTTACGAGCTAACAAACGTTCACGGCGGCGATCAAACGCTTCCTGTTGAGCTGGAGTTAACTCACGCCGTTCTTTTGAGCCACGCTCAGAACGATTCTCTCTTGCTGCCTTTAAGCGGTCTAATTTTGAACGCCGGGCTTCAGCATTGTCGCCACGGAACATACGCTCTTCCCCGTTGGCACGACGAGGACCTGCACCGCCTTTACGACCTTGGCCGCGACCGCCCATTCCACGAGGAGTACGTTCCTCTCCATCAGCACGACGAGGACCTAAGCCAGCCTTGCGACCTTGGCCACGACCGCCCATTCCACGAGGTGTGCGCTCTTCTCCGTCCATACCACGAGGAGTGCGACCGCCTACACCACGTTCGCCTGCTGCTTTACGACCAGCACCTTTGCGACCTTGGCCAGGACCACGCGTACCTTCTCCACGTGCTTTACGGCCCTGACCTTTACGGCCTTGGCCCCTACCTCCCGTAGAAGGTGCACCGCCGCCTAGAAAATTTTCTGCGGATTCGGTAAGAATAAATTCATTCATGAGAGACTCCTTTGGAAATGGAGCGAGCCATTAATCTTTAACTAGATTCAATTTATATTATACTATTCTTCTTTTCTTAATCAGTTAGCTATTAGTTCTAAGGTCAGCTGAAGAATACTAAGAACTTTAACTGCATACCCACACCTCCCCTAGTCAACAGCAAACCGCCCCGCTAGTCTCGGTGCGCACTTTGCTTTGCCCATGGCTTCTGAATACTACTTCAAGGACTACGAGAACTATCTTCTGTTATTTAAACAGCATTCAGCAATGGTTGCTGAAATGATGGGTGCACTCAATGATCGGATCTTTGATCGTGGTTTGTCCCCAGTTGAAAGTCACAAGTTATTCAGAATGACCTTGGATCTTCTCTATGATGTGAATCGAACTTATAAAGAGCAAAATAAATTACCTGATGAATACGAACTTGTAACTTTTCCTAAAGCTGATGAAGTGCTTAATTCAATGCGATCTCTCCTCAAAGAGGAGCTTGATCGGTACCTGGGATCTAGCGATGCAACCAACCAATGAAACCACCAAATCCTGGATCTGTGATGTTAATGAGGAAGGTATTCTTATCGTCCCAGACGATCTATGGGAAGAGCTTGATTGGGAGATTGGAGATGAAATTGAATTCATTGATAACGAAGATGACACCTTCTCGATGGTTAAAGTAAATGAAACTATCTGAACTCATCAATAAACTCCAGCGTCTTCACGATCTTTATCCAAACATTGATCCTGAAGTTACAATTACTGAAGTTGTCTACAGACCTTTTGATAAAGAAAAAGAAGATCCTGAGTTTTATTGTCGATCAATATATGATCTAACATGTTTTGAACTACAAACATTTGTTAACATCCCTTCTGAACAACTCTTCTCTGAACGTGGTCCTTACTTAAATATCTTCTATGAAGGTGAAGTCATTCATCGACCTGAAGATTACTGGAAAAACAACTACTTCACGCAACATGCAAACAAACAAACTGGCAGCATTCATTCAAGCAGCTGCACAACAACAGAACCAGGAACTTCACTGGATCAGCAGTCTCTATCAACAGAGATTGAAGACTCTTACGGAAACAAATAAGAAATATAATGAATGGATAAAGTCTCAATGTAATGAAGACACACAAGCCATTAGATCCGAAACAACCTGATCTAGTGTGTCGTTCTTGCGGTGGTGACTGGGGTTTATGGTGGGACGGTGGTGACTACTCCGGACCACCTACTAACTGTTCAATATTTGCTCCAGGTAAATGTGGTGTTTGCGGTAAAAATACAGCTGTAACTAAACCAGGTAATTACGGATATTTAAAAGAAGGCTGGCAAAATCTTTGATAGAGTAGGTAAGGCAACCATTTATATTTGTTATGCCTACAAGAAACTCAGGTGGTGGAGGTTCTAGATCCGCTCCAGCACCTGCACCAAGGGCAGCTGCACCTCCTCCCCGTGTATCAGCCCCGGCTCCGCAAACTGCTTTTATCAGTACAGTTGCGTCTTCTCCACAACAGTTTGTACCTCCTAAAACTCAAGGAGGTGGTAATGCTGCTAACCGAAACCAAGCACCAAAAAATCAAGGTGGCGGTGGTGGCAACCGAAACCAAGGTCCTAAGAACCAAGGTCCTAAGAACCAAGGTCCTAAGAACCAAGGTCCTAAAAACCAAGGCGGCGGTGGTGGCAATCGCCAAGGCGGTAACCGCTCAACTCCAACTGCTGCTCCGCCTCCTAGTGCAGGACAAAATCGCCAAGGTCCTAAAAACCAAGGTCCTAAAAATCAGGGCCAAGGTCGTAAGAATCAAGGTGGTAGAGGACAAGGTGGCAAAGGTCAAGCCGGTGCTAATCCATTTGTTGACGTAGCAAATAGAACTGGAAACGACGGTCGTCAGCGTGGCCAAGGAGGTGGTCGTGCTGGTCAAGAACGTGGTGGCCAGGAAATGATGGGTCGTGGTCGCGGCCAGGGCCGTAAAGGCGGTGGCGGTCGTGATGATCGTCAAGGTCAAGGCGGTCGTGGTGGTCGTAACCGCGATGAAATGATGGGTCGTGGTCAAGGGCAGGACCGTGGCGGTCGTGGTCAAAGGCAGGACCGTGGCGGTCGTAACCGCGATGAAATGATGGGTGGCGCAGGCGAAAACATGCGTGATCGCATGGGTCGTCGTAACCGCAACCGTCGTGATCGTGGTGGCGCAGCCGGTGAAGACCAAGGTTTTGATCAAGGTTCAGAAGATCAAGGTTTTGACCAAGGTTCAGAAGATCAAGGTTTTGATCAGGGTTCTGATGAAAGCTTTGATCAAGGTTCTGAAGATCAAGGTGGCGCAGAAGAAACTCCTCCTGATGCCAATGAATTCCTTGATAATTTCATTGAAGAAACTGGTGCAGGACAAGAAGAATCTCCTCAACCTGCCCAAGAAGAAGAGCAACCTACAAGGACTCAAGAAACAACCTCTACTCAATCGGAAGCACCTGCTTCTGGTGGAGGTGGCTTCGGTATCCAAGGTCTCCTCTCTGCAGAAGAACAGCAAAAAGCTGGCGGTAGTAATGCTGCTGCTGCATTAGCAGCTGCTCAAGCACGACGCCGCGCTTCTGGTAGCGATGGTGGCGGTTCTACTCCTGCTCCTACACCTGCACCTGCTCCTACTCCAGGACCTAAAAGAGCTCCTACTCCTCCACCTAAACAAGGCCCCACACGTCAGCCTGGACAACAAGGTGGTCAAGCTGGTGGTCAAGCTGGTTCACAACCTGCAAGACAGCCTGCAAGACAGCCTGGACAAGGCGCTGCTGGTGGACAAGCTGGTGGCCAGGCTGGTGAAAGTTTTGATCAAGGCGGTACTGATCAGACAGGTACTGATCAAACTGGTACTGATCAAACTGGTGGCCAGGAAGAAGCTGGGGGTGGCCGTACCCGTCGTGAACGTCGTCAAGATCGCCGTGAAGAACGCCAGCAAGATCGTCAAGGTGGCGGTCGTCAAGATCGTCAAAGCGGTCGTGGTGGTCGCGGTGGTCAAGAACGCGGTGGCCAAGAACAAGAAGGCGGTCGCGGTGGCCGAAACCAAGGCCGTAAAGGTCAAGGTGGTAAAGGCCAAGGCGGTAAAGGACAGGGCGGCAAAGGTCAAGGTGGAAAAGGTCAAGGTGGAAAAGGACAAGGCGGTAAGGGCCAAGGTGGCAAGAACCGCAACATGCCCTTTAACCCCATGGACCAACCATCTAAAAAACAAGGTGGTAAGGGTCAGGGCAATAAGGGACAAGGCGGTAAAGGCCAAGGACCTAAAGGCCAAGGTGGCAAGAAACAAGGTGGAAAAGGTCAAGGTGGTAAAAACCAAACGACACAGTTTGACTTCTTGCCACAACCCGGTAAAAAACAAGGCGGCAAAAACCAAGGTTCTAAAGGCCAAGGTGGTAAAAACCAAGGTAGTAAAGGCCCTGGACCCAAAAATCAACCTGCTAAAAAGCAAGGTGGTAAAGCTCCCGCACCCAAGAACCAACCTCCTAAAAAACAGAGTGGTAAAGGTGGTGTTGGAAGCCAAGCACCTAAGGGTCAAGGTGGAAAGGGTCAGGGTGGAAAAAACCAAGGACAAAAAGTTCCTTTCATTCCTCCCAAAAACCAGCCTCCTCAAAACCCACCGCCTAAGAGCCCACCTCCCAAGAGCCCCCCTCCTAAAGGGCAAGGTAACAAGGGCCAAGGTGGTAAAAACCAAGGTGGCAAAGGACAAGGCGGTAAGAAACGTTAATTTCTTATTCGTTTAACCTTTAGTTAAATGGGCAGATCGACTAGGTTTCTTAGTTGATCTGCCTTTAAAATTTGCTACCTTGATGTTGTTGAATACTTCTTATGGCTCGCAACACTAAAATCCGCTTTCGTGGTAAACCATCTGAAATCCTGGAGCCTATTGACTTCCAGGGTTATTCCATTCAGTCCCTACGCCACGGCAACACCGGTCACATCCTCTACCGCTATCCCTCTAAAGAATACAATTGGGAACCATGCTGGGGTATGGACCTGGAGACTGCTAAAAAATCTATTACTCGCTACCAAGAAAAACTAGAACTACAATCAGAAACAGAGTCATAATGCATATGGGACCAACGAAGAATGAACTGATGGATGATCTTGCATTGTCCATCTATGAATACCTTCATAAGGAGGCAACTTCCTATCAAGGTTCTTTGTTGGTCCTAATGCCCATTACAAAAATTGCTAAAGAGTTTGATCGCAATCATCGGACTATCACCCGTCGCATCAGTGCTCTTAAAGCTGAAGGGTTGATCCAACCTATTATCAAAAAAGATTACGTTACCCTCTATAGTATTGTTGACTGGGAAGAATCTGATGAATGAAAAAGGTCACAATCCGGTATCTGATCTTACTTTTCTGCTCGGTAGCTTTACCGATAACGGCAGGTCTCTACGTTCCTTTGTGAGTCACCCTCAAGAGCTTGCTATTACTATCCTTGTTTCTGGATTACTCGCTAACTCCAGGTGGGCCATGGATCCAGATGATGCAATTAAAACTGCTTTCATCATCCATGAAAAAATTCAAAAGGAAGTTCAGAACTATCAGTCCCTCAAATTTGTTAACAACGTTGAGGGTTGCTTCCGTCGCCCAGAGCTCACAGAAGAATGAAGAACCAGCCCCTCTACTACTTTGATGTAGACATTGAATGGGGCCATCTTCGAGTCGGTCCACTCCTTGTGCACTGGTTCAACTCCAGTACGGAGTACGACTCTTGGGGAAGCGTGGATATCACCTGGGATCTTAAGCATTCCTTCCTTTTTTGTTTTAATCAGGCTAGGAAGCGCTTTGAATTCAACCACCGCGTCCTTGATCCAGACATCCGCCGTGTCATGAAAGGGGTCAAGCACTTCTAAATTGCTTGCACAGACTGGGTTTTTTGCTACGTTACAGCTACTTGAGCTGCGTCTGTGCCTGCTGTACTGGATGAAATCCGCGTAGATGCTCAGCTACTTGAAGAACTAGAGCGCAAGATTTATACCCCGTACTCTAAAACTGCATCGTATGAGCAGTTTTTGGACTATCGCTCTGAAGGAGATACTCGTTTAACGATTAACGGTAGTCGCCACTACAAGACGCCTTACGGTGCACTGCCTTCTGTCACCACAATCCTCTCAGCAACTGGTGGTAACAAAGCTGCCTTAGAACGTTGGGCTAAGAAAAATCCGGGTGGACGTGAGGCTGCTGCTGCTCGTGGTACCCGCGTTCACTCCCTTATGGAGGAGTATCTTCTTGGCATCAACAAGGATCCTGTCATTGACGATGAAGAAATTGCTGAGTTCTGGAAGGGCCTTCCTGAAAAACTTGACAAGCTGGATCGGATTGTCTGGGCAGAGAACCCTGCCAATCCTGATGATTTTAGTTGGACGATGGGTGGTGATGGTATCTCCCGAGTCTGGCATCCAGGTGTTCACGAGGAAGAAACCTGGGGTTGGGCTGGTGCTCCTGACATCGTGGCAGAGTACAAAGGAAAGGTGGTTCTTGGCGATCTTAAAACCAGCAATGGTCTTTACTACAGTAAGTGGCCGGGACCTGAAACCCTCCGCAGTGAGTATGGAATGAAGCGTGCAGGCTTCATGAAGTATCAAAAATGCATGATGCAGATGGGTGCCTATGCCATGGCACTGGAGCACACCATTGGGATCATCCCTGAAATCCTGATGATTTTTGTTGCAACTCGTGAGCGCTCTCAGGTTTTTGCGGTACAAGGCGGCACCATCGAGAAATACAAGAACAAGTGGCTAGAAGCTGTTAACAAGTATTACTCTGAGATCCTGCCAGCTCAAAATAAAACCGACATAGATATGGATGTGGTGGACGCGGATGCCGAAAAAACCGACTGAGTGCAGGTGTCTGCCTCGTAAATTAAAGATACGAAGAAAAACGGTGGATCCACTGGGCTACCTCATTAATACTGGCTACGCTGGCTCCGTCGTCTTCCCTTGACCTGCAATAAAAAACTGTGACGACCGCTACCCCAGAGCCCAAGCCACCTCATAAGCACCTCTCACCAGGGCAAATTAACCTTGATTTCATTCCGGTTGATTTCCCCCTAACGCCCCTGCAGGGCAAGAAAGCTTATCTTCCGGGCTGGACTCAGGATCCAAAAACAATATCTGAAATCCGTAAAGAACTAGAAGACGGTAGAGCAACAGGTGTTGGCCTCCTCTGTGGGCAGTGGAGCAACGACCTTGCTCTTATTTTTGTTGATGTTGATGGGGAAGATGCCATCCCTGCTATTGAAAAACTAGGTGGTGGACCTATTGCAGATATCTTCCCACCAACACTGACGATCACTAGTGGGAAACCCGGTAAATTCCGGATGCTTTTCCGTGTTCCGCCGGATCGAATCCAGGAACTTCCGGATAAAGCAACTATCAAAGTTGATAAGGCGCCATGGGAAATCCTTTGGCGGTCTCGTCAAGGTGCACTCATGGGTGCTCACCCTGATACAGACGGCTATTCCACGACTGCTCACGGCGGTTTTGAATACGCTAAACAACTTCCTGAAATGCCAGAATGGCTTTATCAAGCCATCTCTCGTGCTTATCCCAGTAGTCGCTACCGTAAACGCACATCTCCTGCTGGTGCTGTTGTAACTCAAAGCATCACAATTAATTACGATAACGATTCCAAGTTCTATCTTGATTCTGCTATTGAAGAAGCTGTTTTATATCTTCAAGTTTTAGATCCTCAACGTGCTGATGATTATGAAGAGTGGCTTGCTGTTGGCATGTCACTCCATCAAATTGACGAAAGCCTTCTTCCTTCCTGGATTGAATGGTCTTCTCAATCTGATCACTTTGAAGACGGCGCTTGTGAAAAGAAATGGGAAAGCTTTGAACGTCTCCCAGGTGGACCTAATCCAGAAGGTGCACGTGGTTTAAAAACACTACGTGCTAAAGCAAAAGAAGATGGCTATATCGACATGGGAGGCTTTGTTGTTCCTTCCATTGACACAATTCGTAAGCAAGTTGGCGGAGATGAAAACGCCATTGCTATCCAAGCTGATCAAAACGCACTCTTTCAGGAACTGTTTGGTGGTCAGTTTGATGAAAAAGACTTTGTTGACTTCCCGCCAGAACTAGATCTCCCTGGTTTTGCTGGGCAGCCACTCCTACCTGGAAGCAAAAAACAGAAACAACCTGTAAGAAATCCACCCGCTTCTGAAATTGCCAACTTCATCTCACCCATGTTCAACAAGAACGGGTGGCGTTATGACCCTAGATTTGATAGGTTCATGAAGTATGACAAGAATAGGGGTGTATGGAATGAGCAAGATCATACGAAAGATTTTAAACATGAGGTACAGTTTGTCCTCGGAAATACTTCTCTCCCTAATGGGTACACTTCTCATCTCGTTGCTGATGTGTGTGCTCTCTTGGAAGGGCACCTCACCGAGTACCAATGGAATGATGATCCCTCCCGTCTTGCATTCCGTAACGGTGTCTTCGATCTCGATACAAAAGAATTCCTAGAACATAACCCTGAGCACTTTATTATCTGGGGTCTGGACATTGATTTCATTCCAGAAGCTGATCCAGGTCCTATCACCGAATGGTTATATCGTACTCAATACGGTGATGAATCCCGTGTCAATGTTCTTCGTGCTTGGTTGCGTGCCTGTTTAGTGGGACGTGGCAACGAAATTCAACGTTTCTTTGAAGTGATTGGACCAGGTGGCCGTGGTAAATCCACCTTTGCCAACCTCTGCTGTGCTTTAGTTGGTAGTGGCAACTACGCCAGTACAACTCTCAACCAGTTGGAGCAGAGCCGTTTTGAACTTTCTTCCATTAAAGGGAAGCGCTTAACACTAATCAATGACTCTGAACGATACGGTGGTTCTGCTCAAACCTTTAAGGCTCTCACTGGTGGTGACTCCCTCCGCTATGAAGAGAAGCTAAAGCCCATCGGTGAACCCTTTGTGTACACCGGTATGGTCATGGTTGTTGCTAACGAGCCTATTCAAACCACCGATAACACCAGTGGTTTGAGCCGCCGTCGCTTAACAATTGAGTTCAATAGGCCCCTCTATGAACGTAATAGTGAAGCAAAGGACATGATCAAGATTGAACATGGTCGTGTTTCTGGTATCTGGAAGGACTACCTACCAGGTCTTGTTAACTGGGTGCTCGAAATGGATGAGCAAACCATGCGTCAGTACCTGCTAGATACCAATGAAATGGTGCCTGCACTGCGCCGCGTCCGCAATAACATCCTCCTCAACAGCAATAACCTGATTGAATGGTTGCAATCAGAAGTGGTTAGGGCAGATCATGTTACTGCTGTTGGTAAGAAGATTCCTAATGGCAATAAGGAAAGCAATGAACGTTATGTCAACAGCACTTATCATCTGTATCCCAGTTACTGTGAGTACTGCGAAGCAACAGGTTCTAAAGCTGTTGGCCAAAAGCGTTTCATCAACCTCTTGCTTGATTGCTGCAAGAACCAGCTAAACCTTGATGACGTTCGTACCTTTAGCAAAGGTGGTAAACCTTTTGTGAAAGGTCTTGCAATTCGTAATTCTGATCAGAAGTTTAAAGATCTTCCTACTATCCTTCCAGAAGGTAAAGACGAGTAATTATTTCTTGTCCTGTTTAGGTTTCTTGCACCAGGTTTTATCGCCAGGGATGACTTCAGTTCCGTACTCGAAGTCATCGTAATCCTTTTGATTTCTTAACCAACGACCAAACTCTTCAATATATCTTTTGATGAGTTGTGTCGGCACACCTATACTCCTTGAACAACTCCATACTTGTTCATTAAATTAGGTACTGCCATCTTGCGCCGTTGCTCATAACCTGGATACAACCGCTCCATCTCTAATCGAAACATCTCTGGTGTAACAGCTGGTCCATACCCTGGCTTCTCAATTTCAAAACTAGGTGAACCAGCAATTAAAACTTCCTCAACGATTGGGCTTTTGCTATAGCTCTTTAAAAAGCCCAAGGCGTTAGGGAAATCATTATCCATCATCATAATTAGATGCCGCCGTAAAGGAACTGCTGTACCCGATTACGGATGGGTAACTTAACAGTCGTTGCTTTGTCTGCTTGCTGTGCAGTAGCTGCCTGTTGTGCAGCTTGTGCCGCCACGGGATTCAAAGTTTCCATCGTGTAGCCGCCTTCACCTTGAGCACGGGTACCGAGATCGCCCATCTGCACTTCTTCTACAGGTTGCGTACCAGCAGCAAAACCACCGGTTTGCGGGAACATGTTCGCAAGCAGCGGGTTGTAGGCACCAATTGCACCACCGGCTTGGCCCATAGGAGTCTGGCCGTACTTCTGCATCCAGATCTGCATACCAAGATCTTTTGCTTCTTGAGTCTTCTTTTGTCCAATCAGGTTTCCGTATTGCGCAAGCTGAGAACGATACTCATCACTCCCGCTACGGTCAACAGTACCTTGAGGAGTTAAACCGGTAACAATTGTTGTATTAGGTGCAACTGTACCAGCAGACAATACTTGAACTGGTTTTGGATCAGTTAAGGGACCTTTTAATGGTTCAACTAAAGGACGATAACCTTCTGCACGTAATTGCGCATCAGTAGGTGCAAGTGTTGCTGCATTAGCACCACGACCAGCAAAGAAAGCGCCAGGACCAAACAAGAATCCAGCACCTGGAAAACTTGGGTTCCACTGAGCTTTTTGTGCACGTTTGGAACCGCGCTGGCCGCCTTGATATGCCATTGTTTATAAGAAATCCTTTCATACAATAGTAACACTGGGAAATAGAAATTCCTTATGTCACTTATTCAAACTCTGCCGCACGGTACAACTATTGAATTGCTGGACGATAAACACGGTAACCAAGTACATCGTGTTTGTACTCCAGGGGGTTCGATGTGTCGCTACGTGGAACCTTATCACTGCGCTATCACCTACGCAGAGCAATATGATCAATACTATGTAGAAGGTCCCAAGGAATAGGGCTTCGTTTGCTTTAGTTGGATTATGGGGTACAGATGTTCTGCTCAGTACCCCGTCAAATCCATTGCGCCCCAGGGGTTCTCAAGGGTGGCCTGCGCACGAACGAGTATGTCTTTTTTTTCATGGTTTCACTTAAGACGTAGTGGTAAGTGGTTATTAGGTGACAGTCACATCTACTCGTTCATGTGACGGACAGCTAAGAACCACTTAGAACTCCTTATAGAGTGATATAGGCTTTTTTTGAACGCACTCGTTCGTTCGTTTGCCTTCCCTGAAAACCCTTGACCTGCAAGGGATCTCAGCCTATCCTGAAGCCCTCTTCTCATCCCCTAACTTGGATTACTTCAAATTCTTTAGAGATGAGTACCTAACTGGAGAAGATCTCCTCTCATTTGCTACCAGTCTTAGGTTGTGTCAAGACGAACTCGGAATCACTTCATGTTGGTGCATTAAGCGGATCAACCACCCCTCACTGAAGTACTTCACCAGTTCACACCCCTCACGCCCCCTCTTCAAAGGGAAAGATGCCCGCCTCCTGGCAATGGCACTGGCCAACAAGTACGCTCCAGCTGATGGCCCTGACATGGTGGTGCGCTATTCGTTTTGCAACTCACAGCACTGCATCAATCCCACCCACTACTTCTTTGGCAGTACTCAGGACGTGTGGATGCAGAATGCAAAACGCAAAGGACGTGAAATCAATTCATCCATTGTGGAGGCCATTAAGCAACAAAGAACCAGTAACAGAAGTGAGTGGACCTATGAGAAGCTAAGTAAACACTACAAGCTTCCATATCATGTCATTAGAAGAATCTGCAATGAAGGAGCCTACTCCAATGATTGAAGAAGAGAATAAGGCGCTAACCGAAAACTTAGATCACATCTTTAATTGCAATACAAAAAACTATGAGGACAAAGTAAAAGAATTAAAAGAAGAAAACGTTAATCGCTATTGTCTATGGCATAAGAAAGGTCATCCAGGACACCACAACAACTTTGGTTTGATGGGTGAATGCAAGGACTGCATGGCAGAAATTGAGAAAGGGCGTTGCTCTGTTGACGTTTGTAACTTTGACATGGACATTTACTGGACAGTCCGTAACTTTTGGTTGAAGGTCGATGTCAAAGGTCCTGATGAATGCTGGAAATGGCTGGGAGGTACGAAGAAAAACGGACAAGAAACGGTTGCTTACATGCCAAGTCCCTTTCACTCCGCTAAAACACAGTCAGCTTCTCGCGTCGCATTCTGGTTAAGCCGTGGTTACACGGGTCGTTATCGCATCTTCCACCAGGAAGGCTGTGATATTACCTGCTGTAACCCCTTACATTTGCGTATAAAGGAGTTAACATTAACATCTCAACCCACTGACATAGAGACAGTCAATCTGAGTTATGGCAACATCTTCGACCACGCAAAAGCCAACCTCGAAAAGAAGTCAAGTTATTTCTAGTAACCACCACTTAACTACAAAAAGTTACGCTGGTTTTGTATTCATTGATGGCAAGAATCATACAACAGAATGGTTTGATACCATCGAAGAAGCAACGTTAGAACTACGTTGTTTAGAGAAGAAACTGAATTATGAGTTGATTGAAACTATTGAGATGGAAGGTTTCTATCCAGAACGCGCTAAAATTATTGAAGAGCGTTACCAAGCCAGTGGCCGTACAAACGGTTTGTATACTGGTTTATGTTTAAAAGATGGCTAGGTTTCTTACAACATTACCCGTTAACTTAGGTTTTGTAAATCTTGGTACTGTCGAAGCTTATCCAACTGGGGGTAGTGGACCTACTGCATACGGTCCGACTTCCTACTACGGTAGCGATCCGTTGCCTCCGTACGTGGGAGATTCTGTTAATAACCCTCTTAATCTGGGCGATTTCACGCCTGTATACAAAGCGATAAGGATCTCAAATACACATGGTGGTTTGTCACGTCGTCAAACCACCTTTTATTCTTTCAAATTAATCAAACGACGTTCAATCAAATTAACGCAGAATTTTAGCCAGTTTGCTACAACTCAAAAGACAAATCGTAATACACTGGTTGCATTTTATAAAGTAGAAGATGGTAACAATCGTCGTGAATTAGTTGTTAATGATGATGGATATGTAGTACCAGAAGCATCAGTTATTGATGGCGGAGATGGTGATCAGTTTCCAGAATTTAGACCTGACTACCCAACATTAATGTTGGATCCAGGTGAATATGTCTTCTTAATTACAAATGATATTCGTTATTTAGAAACAACTTACTCTATTACCCTAGAAGGTTTTGTTACCGACTGGCGTTACGTTGCTGAAGATGTAGAAGACTCCTTAGAATTTGGTCTGCTAACTGAAGGTGTAGAGAGTACGTTTGATTTTGGTACTCTTACAACTTGACCAGAATCAGAAATCTGCTAAGGTATTGTTAATTGCACAGCTCTCATGAAAACTGTAACCTACAAGGAACTTGAGGAAAGGTTTGATGAGATCTTCGAGGATGTAGTTGAGAACCACATCCACTACAAAATAATAACAGAAAATAACAAAGCAGTTATGCTTATTCCCTACCAAGAATATAGCGTTTTAATGGATACCTATACCCAGTGGGTAGAGCAGAAAGAAGAAATCTTATCAGAAGATAATCTATTCTAATTATTTATTTAGCCGTACTCTGTTAATTGCATCAAGATACTTATCACGCGACATGCCAAAGATTGTATCTTCCTCTTCTTGCTGCCTCATCATCCTACGTTCTGCACGACGTTCCTTTTGTTTTTCAATTCGCCTTTTACCTAATTCTGCTTCAGCTGCAAAATACGGATTCCTTTCAGGATCAAACGCATAGGTAATATCAAATGGTGCTGGCGAACGAGTTGGATCAATCTTTTCGCCTTCAAAATTAAACGTACCAGTGTAAGGTTGATTTAACAAACCTGCAGTAGCTTGATCGCGCCGCGCTGCTTCATAATCAGACCGTTGCTGCTGGATGCGGTTGGCTTCGCCATAGGCAGCAAGAACTGATAAAGGAGTATACTCTTTAAAAATCTGTGAAGGTGGGGTTTTGACTTCCTGAACTTGCGGCTGTTGACTGCCTTTAGCCATCGCTCTACTTGAACTTAACCTCTATACTCACTCTATCTGAAACAAACCTATACAGGTGGGGGACCAGCTGGAAGCCGCCGATGGCCAACAAGGCAATCAAGATCAGCTCAGCGTAAGTAATGGGGCGACGCATTCGTGTAGTCCTTTTACAGAGGATTTTAAAGACTTGCTCAAAGCAATGTCAACTAAAACGATGTTATCACTAATGTCAACCCAACAGAAAAACTTCGCAAACTCTTTATGGGAAGCCTCTAACTTTGGAGGTAGGCCTAAACCAGGGGATTATAAAGAGCTGGAGCCAAAGCGTGACTACTACGAACTGGTTTTAATGATGGATCATCAACGCCAGTGGGAAGAGCGTATGCGCTATTGCAAACAAGCAAAAAATGGTTAGGCTATAGAAAATAATCACTATTGATGAGCTATCGTTTTACGGATCTAGACATTAGTTTAGTTACCGTTGAGAACTACCACGAGGTTTTAAAAGCTTCATTGGCAGCTCAAGTGCAACCGTTCATACCTCCTGAAGGTTCATTTGAAACCCTGGACCTTCAGCGTTATCTGGAACTTGTAAAGAGTTACGAGGTAACAAGTACAGATTTAATTCATGGATTGTCGCTAGCGGATCAGATTCGTATTACGTTTAGTGACATGAAAGCAGCCACAATCTGTGAGAAGTTTCCCGATATTGACTTGGCAACAAAACGACGGTATCGTTGTGTAGCTGAATATTTAATTAGACAGGGTGAATTAACCAAGTTAAAAGATGAGAAAAATAAACTCATCAAAAAACTAGGCAACATGGGAAAGATGGTTGTCATTTACCAACCATTACCTAAGCTCTGTAAAACATTACACCAAACAGGTCTCGGACAATTTATTAAAGATGAGCAACAGGCGGCAAAGGTTAATCAACGGAATGCTCTCCAACGTGAAGACTGGTGGGGAGAAACAGATGACCCAACTTGTGATCGAGAGGGTCTGTGCGGACATGTGTGACTTCTATGAGAAGTTCTACGCAAATGAAGGTCCTGGCGCCATGGTTTATTTGCCACGGGTGGAAGATCCCACTAACTCAATGTTCTATTTAACGGTTGCTGCCTTGATGGAAGCGCAATCTGATCTCAGGAATCGTGAAATGGAAGGACCTGCTGATGTAATGCAGAAAGCTATTGCCAGGGCAGAATCTATTAATCCAAAAACTGCAGGACTATTTATTATTCAAGATGAAAAAGAAATGTCCTTAGTTTGCTATCAACGTGATCAACCTTTGGCATTTAGTGATACTGAATAATGCATAAACAAGGTGGTGCACGTGCACGCAATTATCACACTCTCTATAGAATTTATCGACTAGAAGATGATTGGTGCACCCCTGTTTCTTACCTACCTCTTATTTATCACACGTTAGATTATATTGATTTAGATCCAGGTTCTACAGAAAAAGTAAACCAAGAGTTTATTCAAGCAGAAAAAATCTTTTCTAAAAAAGATGATGCTTTAAATAAACAAGAGCCATGGAGTGGGAATGTTTATTGTTTCCCTCCAACGTATGGTCGCTGCTCATTTAATAAGCAGCGTGGATCCTGGCGCTGGTCCACACGTGGTGGATTCGGTGGTATGTCTCCAGCGGTAGCTTGGTTCCGGCGCCTGGAGAAAGATTGGAAGATGGGTTTTGTTAACTCTGCATTGTTTTTTACAACAGCACATGAAACACTGCGGAAGCAACAAAGCATCTGGGATTATCCAATCTGTATACCAAAAGAACGACCTAAGTTACTACATGGCCGTAACTTTTACCAGCTGGATAATCCCTTGAAGTGGGGATTCTTTGTATTCCTTCCGCCTAAAGAACTAGGTTTTACCAGGCTTGATAAATTTGAAGAAGCTTTTTCAACGATTGGCCGAGTTATCCTTTGATGTTAAATTATCGAGCCCTAAAAGTATTACGGAAAGAAGCAGACCCGTCAGTATTGCCGACACTGGAAGAACCGCGTGGCTCAAAAGGTAATGCACCGACGGGGACAGTGCCAGTAAGTGCGGGGAAAATAAACCGGTCATCCTCAGCACGTTCACTTGTTATAGGCAGTTTAGAGTTATTTTTTCGCGTCTGGATATATTCATTAAGAAAGCTCAGCGCAGAATCGTTGTCTGCAACATCACGTGCTTGGGAGTACCGGTTATCAACCCGGTAAGATTGACTCTTTGCAAATGCCATACTAATATTCTTGCAGAACTAAACACTCCATGGAAGACGACAAAGTAAATCATCCTTCGCACTATACGTTCGGTCCAATAGAGTGCATTGACGCTATCGACTCCTCTTCAACAACAGAGGCATATCGTGGTTATTTAAAGGGATGCATCATGAAATATATCTGGCGATACGAAGCAAAAGAGAATCCAATTCAAGATCTACGCAAGGCAAACTGGTATTTAAACCGGTTAATTAATACTTATGGAACCTAATTATCCAGTGATTGATCTAACTCCAGAGGAATTAAACTACTTGCAAATCTTAGAGCTTCAAGCTGCTCTAGATCATCTTGAGAATAAAGTGAACGAGATCCAGTTGACTTTGGACGTTGATTCCAGAGCCTAAAAAACTCATCAATAATTTCATGTTTAGGATCAAGCCTAAGCAAGTGTTCTTCTAAAAATTCAATAGCTTTAACTTGAGTTGGAGAACCATTAAAGTTCTCTGCAATATTAAGCAGACACTTTGGTAACTTACAGTTGTGCTTCACCAGTAGGGGCACATCTGTATCTGGTTGTAAATAAACATCTAATTCACTGCGTCTACGCTCTAGTAAGCGTTGATTACGTAGACATTCTTTATTGATATAAGGAGACCATTCTTTTATAATCTCTTCTCGATTTGCACCACTATTAATTAACTGGAGTAACCTGCAGTCTTTAAACTTAGTGATGCCAATACTGTAGGCATAACTTAAAATTGCACCTTTCTTCTTTTCATTTAAAGGCATAAAGATAAGGTCCTGCAGGATAAAAACAAACTCCTCCAGGTCTTTCTCCAGCTGGATTTCAATCTGTTTACGTGTGCAACGCAAGAAGGGCGTGACAGCACTGCGCCCTATTCGCTTACTACCGTAACCAATCATCCACGGACCGTCTTCCTTGGCCCGATATGGAGAGTACTGCTCCATGCCAGTGTGGATCCGACAGGGTGTGTACCGCCGGATCAACTGGAGGCTGTACTCATTGATATAAGACAGAAGTCTTACGGAACAACAACAGAACCGTTATAGCTGATTTCGCTGTAGGCGTCAGGTGTGGTCAGGATCACCACGTAGTTTTTGCTGGCATCTGTTACGTTAACTGCAACAACACCTTTGCTCTTACCAGCTTTAGCAATGTTGAAGAACTTCTGATAGCCGGTTGGAGGGTTGCCTGCCGTGAAGTCGTCTTCTTGGAAGATCTGGATGGTGTCAACACCAACACTGCTATCAACTTTAACAATCAAGTCGCCAGTGCTAGCGGGGTTAACAAGGAAAGCACGTTGGCAAAGGTCGCCACTCGCATCATTAGGAAGACCATCGCCTTTGTAGGTGATTTCAGAACCAGAAGCGGTAAAGGTATCGTCAGTACCTTGGAATGTAAGGGTAGGCATTATCAGTTGACTTGGTTGTGAGTTTGAAATTGAAAGCTAATGTCGGCATCAATACCATGTTCTTTCAAGATGCTTAAGAACATTTGCCGATCCATCATCTTCATGTGAAGCATGTCAACAAACGCTTCTTCTAATTCATCTCGATCTAGGTCTTTGATTGCCAGGGCTGCTGCATGAATTGCGAATTCGCTATCAATTGGCAGATCTAGGGCATTGGCATCCATTGAAAATTTACCAATCCGTCTCTACATCCTAACAGTTGTGCAATTTTTTGCTACCATCAGATTGTAGTTGTATTTCGTAACGGTATATACCTCTGATCAACGGCAAAGGAAGGGGTCCCCATGTAGCCGAGGTCTTCATCAGAGCCTTCAACCATTGGCGGTAAGGCCATGGTAACAAGCGTTTTGTAACGCTCAAGCAGCTGTTCCGGAGTAGGGTTCATCATGCTGCAGCAACTTGGAAGCTCACAGTGGCATCAGTACCGCCAGACTCTGTAATAAAAACAGGACGAATCCACTTTACTGGACGCCCAGTTACTGAAAATACAGAAGCGCCATTTGCTGCAACTCGCTGGCTAGCAATGATAGGAACAAAGTTAGTACCATCAATACTACCATCTAACGAAACATCTACATGGCTATTAACATTAGCAACGATAACAATCAAAGTATAACTTTGAGTTGAGAAAGTATTATTAACAGCAACTTGTAATAAATTACCGTTGCCAGGTGCTGTTAATGTTGGGCTGATATCAAAAATTGTATCTTGAAAGTAAGTAACCATGGTGTCAGCCTAAGTTAGATTTTAAAAGCCACTGGAATTTTTTATGAGCGCGGCCACGCTCTACAGCTAAGTCTAAGGTCAACTGATCTTTTAAAACTTCAGCTTCTTCTGCAAGTTGGTTAAATGATTCTGCCAAACCATTATGGTTAATAGCAAGTGCACGAATCATCCCATCCTGATCAAAGCAGCTCTCAGGAATGGGAGGCATGGGCGAACTATTGAGATCCTCAACGCTAAGCGGTGTGCTGATATCAAGAGAGCGCAGGTGTTCTGCAATAGTATCTAAACCCTCTTGCATTTCTTCATAAATCTCTTGCGTTAATTTATGAATGGAATAAAACTTACTGCCCATCAGATTCCAGTGGACAATATAAGTTTGATTCAACAGATGTGATGTATCCCGCAGAAGCTGGACAAGATGGCAGTAACAAACTGCCTTGGGTTCCATTTTTGCTTTAGCCATTGGTTTTACCACTTAACTTTGTGGCTCCAGTAACGAGCCGACATCTTATCTGGGTTGGGATCTTGTGCGTTATGTCTAGCATAATATGATTTCTTTCTTGCTTTATCTTTAGCAGTCTTAGGATTTTTACCTGCTCCTTGTACTCCCTGCTGACCAAAGCGGATAATCTTTTCTTTACCGCCTTCACATGCTTTAACCACGTGTGATTTGGTCGGGTGGTTAGGAGTACGCTGTGGTTTGTTGCAAGCCATTCGATCCTTAGCTAGCTTTTGTGCTTTAGCTCGATCTGCCATGGCATTAACCGTAATAATTGCGATATCTTTCTTTGCTGGTAATCTCCATACTTGGGATACCTACACCAATAATTTTGCGGTACTCAGGAATACGTTCTGTTTTTAATTCAGCAATAACAGCATCTGGATCAGGAGGCGGCATTAAACCCTTCTGTTGCATGAAGTCTTTCAAAAAGACTTCTGGCGTTGGTTCTGCTTCGTCCCCTGGATACATCATGCTGTTACAACAGAATCAATAAAACTAAATAAAGATACAGTCTGTGGTTTTTGATTAAGCCACTCTTTAATTTTACTTGCTCTCTCCTCAGAATAAAAAGAATGCTTGCTAGTAAACCAGTTAAATGGTAGCTCAGATGCTTTTGATTTATTACAAGAGGTGCAGCAGCAAACAAGGTTATTGCGTGTGCTGTGACCTCCTTTATGTTTAGGGATTACGTGGTCAATGGTTGCAGTGCGATCACAAAGTTGCTTTTCACAGTAAGCACATTTGTAATGCCAGGCTTCAAATATAGATTCTCTGAATTTCTTGCGTGCACATTTAGGACTAAGAACAATTAAGTTAGCTAGTAAATCGTTCTCACTATGGAACATGTTTGTTCATAATTCCTAACATCAAATTAGGGCACACAAACCTGTACTATCCGCTAAACTATGTTCGTTAGGGAGTGTGGCGGAATTGGTCTACGCTGCGGATTTAAAATCCGCTGGTCTTTGACCTTGTGGGTTCGAGTCCCACCGCTCCTATCTCGGGATGTAGCTCAGTTTGGTCAGAGTGCTGCGTTTGGGACGCAGATGCCGCAGGTTCAAATCCTGTCATCCCGATTCTTCATCTGCAGGGTCATACTCTGCATCTTCTAATAGTTTCAAAATGAAGTGGTGGATTCGATCCGTCACCCACCGTAGATCTTCATCAGAAATATCACAGATAATTGCGTCCAAACGGAGTTCACGCGAGGGTTCTCGAACATGATCTGCAATTAACTCCAGTGCTCGATAACGACCTGGCGTGAACTCTCCCAACATCAATCTAGTCCTGCAACAGTCAGCTGATCTTTAGTTTCTTGAGCTGCTTGCTCCAGCTGGCGCTGTTTGATCACCGTAAGAATCTCAAGAGCACCCTGAACTTTAAGATAACCTTCTTTATTACGTAAGATCTTTTCTTCCTCTTCTCGAATTGTTTCAGCAAGAGAGGAGAGTTGAACTTGCAGACCAGTTTCTAAATCAGAAATAATGGTGTCCATAGGTACAGATTTTTTGCAATAGTAATTTACTTTAAGTCAATCCACCAGCCCGTACCTTCTCCTTCTACCATCCAGCGCCTATAGAAGAAGTTGTAGGTATAGAGCACTTCTTTACCATTGGTTGTTTTGTATTCGCCAGTGTAGTTGTCAAGTTGTCCCCAGGGGTCATGGACAATGAACTTCTTGGCTTCATCCTGGTAACCAATCACACAGATCCAGTGACCACTACCTGTGGGGGCATTGGCAGGGCCTTTGTGGAGGATACCAACTGGACAGGGTACATCTTCATCGAGGCGTTGCTTGAGCTCTTCGATGGTGCCATTCTGTTTGAATTTAGGACTAAAGCCAAGGCTTTGGAGAACTTTGAGTTGAGTGGCCACTTCAACAGTGTCACCAATAGCAAAAACCTTTTTAAGATAATCATTATCAGTACTGATGCAACCAGGGCGTAGGTACATGGCAGCCATGGCGCAAGCAGAGGAGAAGCAAGTACGGCTTGCATCTCTATAGTTATCACGCTGTGATTGATAGGGAACAGCTAATTTAACGCCATCATATTTAATCTCTGCTTTATCTTTAGGGTGATTAAGAACACCTTTTAATCCATACCAGTGTTCATCAAAAACCCACCAGGTACCTAGGTTATAAGGGAATACAAGCTGTGTATGTTTATCTTTTTTAGCAATAACTTCTACACCTTTATAGCTGCGATCTTCTTTGATGCGCACCTTTTGATCCGGCCTTAGATCACCACTGGGAATTGGTTCTTTTTTAAGAAAGGTATCAACAGTACATGTAATATCAATTTCATTTTGCTTCTGTTTCTCTGCTCGACCTGAAGTAAACAGTAGAACTTCTTTCTTTCGCCGCTCTACTAAACCTGGGAGAGTGACACCATGATCACCCTTAACCCACTTAGGTAACTCTTCTTCTGCAACTTTATTAGGATCTTCGTTGTTATTAAGACGCTTCCTTAAGGTAGAACGCTCTAATGCGCCAGCACCACAGTTGTATGTGAAGGAGACTAAGGCATCAAACTGTGCCTGGTTAATCCTAGCAACAACCAGATCTTGTACGGCCCGTTCAAACTGCGCTACATCAGCACGGAGAAACCGATCAGCTTGGTCTTCGCTGATGGTCATATTGGCTTTTACATCAGGGCCAGTGTGTCCCCAGCCAATAGTCCAGACGCCAGCTGGACAAAGGTAGCTCTTTAAGCGGAGTCCTTCAAATTCTTTGATAAGTGCTAGGCCAGCATCGGAGATCCGCATGAGTACATTAAAAAGCTGTACCCATTATAAATAAATACAGCTAAGAAGTAATAATGTAATTAACTACTGAGGTTTAACTGGCCATACAACTGTTTCTGGAAAATTTTGTTGCTGAGGAACATCTAGAAGTGCTTGCCTGTAAGTTCGCCAGGAATCCTGTAATTGTGCATTCATTGATTCCCAACGCAAAGGATTAAGCACATCAACCTCTTCTTTTAAAAGTTGGTTGCGCTGCTCTCTTAAGCTTTTTGCTTTCAAGGCTAATAGCTCTTGCTCTGTTAATGCGTTTGGATTCTTAAAAGCGTTTCCATCGTATTCCCAGCCAATACCCGCATTGCCTTGAAGCTGGACCCATCCTTGACTATTAGCAAAATCGGCTTCTGCAACTGCGGTATTAACAACGATACCGTTTTCGATAATTGCGTAATTAGACATGATTACACCCATTGAATACGTACAAGACCGTCTGAGCCAGATTGGGCACTTCCAAGAGCACCTCCTCCTGCACCGCCGCCACCTGGAGAGC